AAAGGTGTGGCTTAGAGTTAAGAACTGCTTATGATTTAAAGACAGCTAGACGAAGTTTAAATCTTCTGTTGGCAGAGTGGGCTAATCGTGGTTTAAATCAGTGGACTATACAAGAAAAAACTGTGACTATGGTTAAAGACACTACTACATACAACGTAGATTCTAGTGTGGCAAGCGCAGCCATCGATGTCTTAGATGCTTTTGTAAGACAAACAGTTAACTCAGAAAATTCTGATTTACAAATGACCAGATTGTCGAGAAGCGAATACGCATCCATACCTAACAAATCTACGACAGGTAAACCTTTACAGTTTTTTATTGATAAACAAATTAATCCGACAATTAGCGTTTATCCAACTCCTGATAAATCAACCACATACACGATACACATGAACGTGCTGACACGTATGGATGACGTAGATGCTGCAACAGATACGTTACAAATGCCTTTCAGGTTTTATCCTTGTTTGGCCGCAGGTTTAGCATACTATTTATCTATTAAAAAAAGTCCTGAAAAAACAGCCATGTTAAAAGCGTTATATGATGAGGAATTTCAAAGAGCATTAGCATCAGACGAAGACAGAGCCTCAGTAAAGATAACGCCAGATGTATCGAATTATAATATTGCATAATGGCTTTTGCATCTAACAAAAATCCTTACGCTATCTGCGACAGGTGTGGCTTCAGATATTATTTAAAACAACTTCGTAAAGAATGGAATGGTCTTAAAACTTGTCCTAGTTGTTATGAGCCTAAACATCCACAACTAGAGCCAACTACTAACAAAGTAGACCCACAGGCCGTAAGGGAGCCAAGACCAGATATAAGCGTATCACCAACAATTTTTACTGTTTACACAAATTTTGATTTAGGAATTATAGGAACAAAAATTACGACACCAGACAACATGACAAGTGCATTGGGTACAGTTACAATAACTACATCATGAGTTTTACGTTATCTACACTAAAAACAGCAGTACAAGATTATTTAGAAACAGATGAAACAACTTTTGTTAATAATCTAAATAATTTTATTTTACAAGCCGAAGAAAGAATACTTAAAAGTGTGCAATTGCCTGACCAAAGAAAAAATGTGCAAGGTAATGTTACATCTAGTAATCGTTTTTTAGGTACACCAACTGATTTTTTAGCGCCATTTTCATTAGCTGTTATAAGCTCTAATACATATGATTATTTAGATTTAAAGCATAATTCTTTTATAAAAGAATATATAAGCAGCACAACGACCACAGGTAAGCCAAGGTATTACGCTATATTCGACCAAAGCAGTTTTGAAGTCGCGCCTGTGCCAGACAGTAACTATAGTGTTGAATTACATTACTTAGCAAAGCCAACATCTTTAACAGCAGGCAGTGACTCAGGCACAACGTACTTATCAACAGATGCACCCGATACATTGTTATATGGTTGTTTACTGGAAGGTGCAATATTTTTAAAATTACCACCTGACGACATAAATGCTTATGAAGCGAGATTTAAAGAAAGCTTAATGCGACTTAAAAATATAGGCGAAGGACGAGATACTAGAGATGAAATGAGATATGATTCGTTAAGAATTAATGTAACGTAAAGTTACAAAAAAGAGAGAGAGATGAAACCTATAAAAAAACTTAATGGTAAGACTATAGCTATTGTTGGTCTAGGCAAAAGTTGGTTTGACTTTTGTCTAGCTAAATCACACGGTGTTAAATTTGACGAGGTGTGGGTAATAAACGCTGTAGCATCTGTTATATTTCATGACAGAGTATTTATGATGGACCCACCATCAAGATTTTTAGATACAAACCATGCTGGTGGACAAACTGACAGCATGAAAGAATTACTTATAAGCCACAACAAACCAATATATACGTGTGAAATAGATGAAAGGTGTAAAAATCTTGTTGAATATCCTGTAAAAGAAATAGTAAAGACTACAAATTGTTACTATCTTAATAACACCGTAGCTTATGCTGTTGCCTTTGCATATTGGAATGACGTAGCGAATATAAAGTTATTTGGCATAGATTTTACATATAAAAACAATTTACATTTTGCAGAACAAGGCAGAGCTTGTGTCGAGTTTTGGCTTGTTAAATGTATGGAAAAGGGTATACAAGTAGAAGTGGCTGCGACAAGTTCTTTGTTAGACACTAATTTACCAGGACAACAAAGGCTGTATGGTTATCATAGATTACAAGACCCCTACGTGCCTGTGCAAGGTAACGATGGCATAGAATTAAAAAAAATCAGTGAAATGACCGTAGAAAAACATAAAATACTGCCGCAAGTTGCGGATAGGTTTGACAGTCATTTACAACCGCCAGAGCCTAACAAATGGTAATAAAAATAACTCCTGATGGTGTGCCTGAACTGGGCATGGTAGAAGTATCAACCACAAAATTTGGTGGACACCCGCCTGAGTTTTGGGCAAAGCAACTTACTGACAAGATAGTTGGTTTTTCTGACGATAATGAAGAACATGTAAAAGCACAGGCAAGAGCTTACAGAGATTTAATTTATAAAGTATGTTTGATATATATTGAAAATGCTATAAAATCTTATAAAGCTACCTTAATACAAGAGTTATCTAAAGGAGGTAGTGAAGATTTAGCAAAAATAATTAAAGGTATTTAATATGGCAATATCATCAACACTAACAACAAGCTTTAAAGTAGAGTTACTTACAGGAACACATAATTTTACTGCAACAAGTGGTAATAGTTTTAAATTAGCTTTATACACAAGCTCTGCTACTCTTGGTGCTACAACCACTGCTTTTACTACAACAGGACAAGCAAGTGGCACAAACTATACGTCAGGTGGTGCTGCATTAACTAATGTAACACCTACAGCTACAGGCACTACCGCAGTAACAGACTTTGCGGATTTGACCTTCAGCACAGCCACAATAACTGCTAGAGGCTGTATGATTTACAATGACACTAATAGTGACAAATCAGTGGCAACAATAGATTTTGGTGGAGACAAAACCTCCACAGCAGGTGACTTTACTATAGTATTTCCAGCAAAAGCAGCATCAACAGCTATAATTAGAATAGCTTAAAATGAAACATGCCGTTTGCAAAGTTTCAGTTTAAAGCTGGTATAGACAAAGAAGGTACTAATCTCACCAATGCTGGTGGTTGGTTCGATGCTTCTTTAGTAAGGTTTAGAAAAGGTTTTGCTGAAAAGATAGGCGGTTGGACAAAACAAACATCTGCAACCTTTTTAGGAACATGTAGAAAGCTTTTTCCGTGGATTTCATTAGAGGGTGCAAAATATTTATTTGTAGGCACACACCTTAAAGCTAATATATTAGAAGGTAACACGTTAGCAGATGTTACACCCATTAGAAAAACAAGCACTAACAGTATTACTTTTTCAGCAACCGATGGCTCTACAACAATAACTGCTACAGATAGCTCTCATGGTGCGGTTTTGGGTGATTTTGTAACAATAAGTGGCGCAGTAAGTTTAGGTGGCAACATAACAGCATCGGTATTAAATCAAGAACATCAAATAGTTTCCGTCCCAACAGCTAACACCTATACTTTTACTGCTTCTGCTACAGCTAATTCTAGTGACAGTGGTAATGGTGGCTCAGGCGTAGATGGTGCTTATCAACTAAACACAGGCTTAGATAATTTTATACAATCATCTGGTTGGGGTTCTGGTGCATGGAGCGCTGGTGGTTATGGTTCATCTACGAGTTTATCTTTTACAAACCAATTAAGATTATGGTCTGCTGACAATTTTGGTGAAGATTTAATATTACACGCAAGAGGTGGTGGTATTTTCTTTTGGGATGAAACCAATGGAACAACTACAAGAGCGGTAAATATAACAAGCTTATCAGGGTCAAATTTAGCACCAACTGTTGGTTTGCAAACGATAGTAAGCGATACAGATAGACACGTAATAGTGCTAGGTGCTGACCCGATTTCTAGTGGCACTCGTAGTGGTGTTATAGACCCAATGTTAGTAGTATTTTCTGACCAAGAAAGTATTACAGAATTTGAACCGAAAACTACAAACACAGCAGGCTCTGTAAGATTGTCTGCTGGAAGTGAAATAATAGGTGGCATTAGGGCTAGACAAGAGATATTAATATGGACTAACACATCTTTATATAGCATGCAGTTTGTTGGGCCGCCTCTTACTTTTGCCTTAAATCTAATTAATGAAGGCACAGGTATGATTGGACCTAATGCTGCAATAAATTCACCAGCCGGCGTGTTTTGGATGAGTGATGACGGTTTTTATTCGTATACAGGTTCTGTAAAAAAACTACCATGTAGTGTTTTAAGCTATGTGCAAGAAGATTTAGACCTTGGTCAAGCTTTCAAAGTTTTTGCTTTATTAAACAAAGAATATAATGAGGTATGGTGGTTTTATCCAGCAGAAAGTGATGGTACTTCAGAAATATCAAGATATGTTATATATAATTATTTAGAGGGCGTATGGTCTATAGGACAACTTGTTAGAACAGCTTGGGTAGATAAAAATGTTTTTGTTACGCCTTTAGCAACCAAAAATGGCGTTATATTTGCACACGAAGATGGCGAAGATGATGATGGTTTACCCATGGATAATGTTTTTATAGAAAGCGCTGACTTTGACTTGCAAGATGGTAATGATTTTGCGTTTATAAGAAGAATGATGCCTGATATTAGGTTTTATGGGACAAATGTCGCATCAGGCAGTCCACAAATAAATATGTTGTTAAAAACACGTAACGCACCTAGTGAATCTTTGACTACAAGAGCAACCAAAGACATATCTAATAACACAGCACAAGTACATGTTAGGGCTAGAGGTAGACAAGCAGTGCTAAGAGTACAAAGCGATGACGATGCAGCAACAGGTAATAGATTGGGTGTAAAATGGAGGTTGGGTTACACAAGGTTAGATGTACAGCCTGACGGTAAAAGATAGTGGCTAAACTTTTGCCATCGAGGTTGCCCTTAGCCACAGATGATGTAACGCCTGAAACATTTAATAAATTAGTAAGAATATTAGAGATAAATTTAGGTCAGTTTGACCCCAACAGAACACCAAGATTTAATGCCACCGAGTTGTCAGAATTAAATTTTTTACAAGGTGATGTAATATTTAATACAAGCAAAAGCATTTTACAGGTGTACAATGGTAATGATTTTATAAATTTAACCACAGATACTAATGAAAAAGGTTTAAAAGCAACCACATCATTAGGCTTTGTTTCAATCAAAACAAGTGGTAACATATCTGTAAACATAACTTAGGGTAGAAGTATGGCAACATTACAAGAAGAAATTAATAAGTTGAATGAAAATATGTTAGGTAGTGGAGCCATGTCAGACAAAGACATGGAAATTGCAAGCTCAGTTATGACAAATACTATTGAAGACAATATAGCCGCAATACAGAAACAAATGGATGATGCTATACAGGTTTCACCTGAAAGACAACAATTTATACAAGCAAGACAAGAATTGATTGACGAGATACTTGTGCCTTTGTCTAATGCAGGCTATAGCAATATAGTTAATATTATATTAACCAAGCCAAAAGACTCAGCAGAACATGACCAAGCGTCAATAGCTTTAGCAGAAATTATGGCGCAAGCAGATGAAGAGTTTGACCCTGAAGAATTTGATATGATGATTAATATGGTATCAAAAGAGCCAAGGCCAGCAGATTTAATAAACCCCGAAGGATTGCCTGATTCACCACCAACCCCACCAAGTGCTATGGGTATAGGAGGTTTAAAGTAATATGCCACATATGGAATCACAAATGAAAGGGTTAGCAAGTTTAGGTAGATTTGAAGATGACACCTTAGCGCATGTTGCTACAGGTGAAATGATAGTACCACCACAGTCTATAACACCACAAACAAGAAGCATGATTGAGTCAGACATGATGAACATGGGTATGAACCCAAATCAATATGTAGTAGGCGGTGAAAATTCGATAAACCCAAATACAGGTATGCCTGAGTTTTTTATTAAAAAATTATTTAAAAAAGTAAAAAATATTGTAAAAAAGGTAGCGCCTATAGCAGTTAACTTCATTCCTGGCGTGGGTCCAGTAGCAAAAGCTGCTTTAACAGCAGCAGCAGGTAAAGCCTCTGGTATGTCTACCAAAGAAGCATTACTAAGTGGTGCATTAAGTTTTGGCGGTAGTAAGATTGGTAGCGCAGTAAAAGGCGGCAAGCTTCCAAGATTAAAAAATTTTTTTACACCAGGTGAAGGCGCGGAGGGTATCTTAAAAAGTAAGTTTGGCATTGGTAAGGGTACCTTAGGACCAAATATCAGAAGGGGTATTGGCCAGTTTTTTGGCAGGGCTTTTAATCCACAACAACAATTACCACAGGTTGAGGTTCAAAGCGGTGGTCCTTTGGGTGGTCAAACATATACTATAAATGGAGAACCAGTTACAGCAGCAGAGTTAAAAGCAAGGGGTTATCAATTTGACTCACAAGGAAGTCTTATACAGCCAACACAAACACAACCTATGGGTAACTTTATGGATGGTAAATCACCTATGGAGTTTTTAAGCGCAAAGCTTTTACCACAAGGCGTTGAAGATGCTTTAGGCACTGGTCCGGGCGGCACTTTTTTGGGTGGTCAACAGGTTGATGCACAAGTCAATCCGGTAAAAGGAGGCAATTTTAAAAATTTAGGCATAGCCGGTCTTGCTGGATTGGTCGGCAAACTCGCGTATGAAGAGGCCAAAAGAAATAAAGGTGTGCCATTAACACCATTAACAACCATGGACCAATTAGGCAGATATAACATAGCTGCTGAGATTGCTAGACAAAAAGGTGAAGAAATGCCAAGTAGAGTAGAGTTTGGACTAAACCCTTCAGGTCTACCTGTATTACAAGGTGGTGGCACAGGAATAACACCTAGAACTGCTGCTATGGGTGGTATGATATACAAACAAGCAGATGGCGACCATAACGGCATTATGCAATTTGCAGATGGTGGTGTAGTACAAATGCAAGAAGGTGGAGAAGCGCCAATAGACCCTGCAAACTTTACACCTATGGACGGAGATATAAACGGTCCGGGTACTGAAACATCAGATGATATACCAGCTATGTTATCAGATGGTGAGTTTGTTATGACAGCAAAGGCTGTAAGAGGTGCTGGTGGTTTTGATATGGCAAAAGGTGATAACGGTATTGTTACATTAACACCCAACGGTAACCCCGGTAGAGAATCGGGTAACAGAATTATGTATAAACTTATGGAACATTTTGGGAGTATGGCGTAATGGCTGAACCACAAGAACCCATTGCATTAGACGTACAACAAACTTTTAGAAGCTTAGACCCTGCAACACGAGAGTTATTTTATGGCTCAGGTATACCAGGAACTGCTTCATATAGGCCTGGTTTTTTACAACAAGCATTTCAAGCTAGTAATAGGACATTTTTTGACGAACAGGGTAATCCTATTATTGCGCCGCAAATGGTTGCAGGTTTATCTCCCGAACAGGCACGAGCCATACAATTATCAAGACAAGCTACAGGCATACAGACACCATTTTTAGAACAGGCAGGGCAATCCTTAGGCACAGGCTTAGAAACTTTATTTGGTGGCTTAGGCGAAGCGAGTGATATTGCAAGAGGTGCAGAAGCTGGCTTTGGTACAGGATTAGATGCAGCTAGTGAATTTTTAAGAAGAGGTGGTACAGGTCAGTTTAGTCAAGATATGACACAACAGTTTGTAGACCCATTTGAACAAGCAGTCGTAGACCAAACTAGAAAAGATATTTTAGAAGCTGGTGCAAAACGAGACATACAAGCCAGAGCATCAGATATTGCTAGGGGTGGCGAGTCTGCCTTTGGTTCAAGAGCAAGGTTGGGTGCAACAGAAAGACAAGAAGCACTAGGCAGAGGCTTAGGTGAAGCCTTAGCAGGTATAAGAAGCAGAGGTTTTCAACAAGCGCAACAATCAGCTTTAGGTGAGTTTGGTAGACAACAAAGAGCTTTAACAGGTTTAGGCGGTAGCTTGGCTAACATTGCAGGACAAAGAGCCGCAGGATTGCGTGGTTTAGGTAGCACGATTGCAGGATTAGGAAGGTTAGGACAACAGGCTTTATTTGGTGCAGGTAGTGCCGTGTCTAACTTAGGCACACAGGCTCAACAAGCTGCACAAGCAGATATACAAAGAAGCTTGGGCATAGGCGGACTTACACAAGGACAACAACAAGCACAAATAGATGCAGCTAGAGCCAATGCTTTACAACAACAAATGGCACCGTTACAACAAATGCAATCACTCTTGCCTTTTGTGTCAGCAGTTCCAGCAGGCTTTAGTAATATACAAACACAATTTGGTGTACAGCCATCACCTCTAATGGCTGGACTTGGAGCAGGACTAAGTGCGTTGGGTGGATTAGGTAGTTTCTTTAATCCACCACAAACAAACTATAGTTTCCCCCAAACACAAACAACGACAAATAGTCCTGCTGCAACCTCAACACCTACTACGCTTCCAAATACACAATATCCACAGTTTGGTTTCTAATGACTATTACTAGAATGGGCATATCTTCGTTAATGGGTTTTGCAAATGGTGGTGATGCTACAAGCTCGTCTAGGATGCAAGCTCTTAATGACCCATTGGTCAAGGATTTAATAGAAAAAATGTTAAAAGAGCAAAGCGAAGGTGATAGCGTGTCAATGCAGTTCAAACAATACAGCGACTTACTTTCTAAGATAGCTCCACCAGTACCACAGCCTACTGGTTTTGATTTAGCAACTTCTTTGGGCAAAGGCATCTTAGCAGAGCAGGCTAACAAATTTCCTTCTGTAGGCAGAGGCATTGGGCTGGGATTTCAGGAATTTAGTAAGCTACAAAAAGAAATAGATGCAGAAAACAGAAAAAGCAAACAGGCACGAGACATGACGGCTTTTGGTCTAGTAACCAAAAAGAAAGCTGACCCGAACGCAAAAATAGGTGCTTTGTGGAAAGACCCTGATGGTAACTTTTTTAGAGAGCTTATAATTGGAGATGAGATAGTTTATAAAGGCGAAGGGCAGGTAATGTCTGAAGCTGATTTTAACTTAAAATTTCCTAATGCTCGTCCGACTGTTGCTAGTGAAGAACAAAGATACAATATGACAATAGACAACTTTTTTAAATATGAAAAAGATATGCGAGAACAAGAGCAATCTTTAGACAAGCTTATATCTTACATGAAGGCTTTGCGTGCTACACCACAAGGTTATGAGCTTATGGCAACAAGGGCGCAAAATGCTATTAAAACTTTTTTATCTGACGAAAATATAACACCAGAAGAGTTGGCATTAGGATTAGCTGAAGGTAAGTTTCAAGGCTTAATTGGTAGATTCAGAGTTGAAACGGTGGGTCCAGGTGTTATGACGGAATTTGATGCTGAGAGAATTATTGCAGCATTAGGTGGTGAACCTGGTGCTTTGCAAAACAAATTTAGAGCCGCAGCAATTATGAGAGACATATTTAATGATAAACTACGCTTATATAATGACGCTGCTAGAAAATATAACGCTGGTGTAGCAAGCGGTGAGTTTGATAGCAATATTTATAAAGCTCATGACATAAGAGACGATTTTGATATGAGTGTGTTTGAGTTTCCATTATCAGCGCCGCCAGGTGCAGAACTAATTCAAGAAATAACAGACGAGAACGACAACAATAAGGTTATAGCTATAATTTATGAATACAATGGCAAAAGATTTAAAAAGTTTATTAATGGTACTATAACTGAGATAAAGCCTGAAATTAA